GTTGTTGATAATACAGCGATTGCAGGACATATGCATTTTGGTAATCATGTAAGGACAAGAATTAAATCAGGTGCTGAAACAGATCCTACATCACCATCAATAGTAAAAGATCCTCAAGCAATTGGTCTAGTTGCCTATTGGAATGCTAGTACAATACCAATTGATGATTGGGTAAATAATAGTATTATAACTGGTACTTCTGGTAGTCCACCTACATATCCAGGAAATTCACAACCTGCATGTAGAGCAATAGCATCAAATATAATAGCGAAGAATAGGCAGTTTTATTTTGGTGCATTTGCTGGAAATATAGACCCTACAGCATACGGTGGACAGTGTTATAATAATGGTAACACTTTACTAGATCAGTGGAGAACTAGATGTTTAATAACTGATGATTGGAATAATTTTCCTGTAAATACAGATCCATATAAAATAGCACCAGGTATTAATTTATACAGTACATCTGGAACTAACACATTATTATTTGGTTGCTATCTTGATTCTATTCCATCACAGCCTCAGCAGTTAAGTAATAGTATAAGTCTTCCTAAGACTTATTTTCAGGGTGCTGCTGGTGTTCCACTTGATTGGAAGGATGCATCATGTCATGATGTTGTACCATTCAATAGCAATCTAAATACAGATGCGAGTAGAATATATGCTTCTTTGTTTAATGAGATGAGTGAAAGTACAGATTTAGTTCAATCAACTGATCCTACATCACATTACCATAAGGTAGATTTAGATAGAGGAACTCATAGTTTTAAATTGGTTACAAATGCTTTGGAGTTAAGTCCAGATAGTTTAGAAACAAAATTAACTCTTGCTGTTGATAATGCAGTATCTGTAGATAGTGTAACTTCACCATTCATAGTTTTAGAATATCTAATAAAGATTTGATCCATGACAATAGCACCAAATCCTACTTACAGGAATATTAGAAAGAATTTTTATACAGATAAGGCATCTGATACCACTGAGGTTGGTACTATTATTAGTACCATGAAAGCAGTTACAGATGTTCATGATAATTCATTTATACCAACTAATCCCAGTTATAATTTTACAACAGGACAAATAACTAGAGAAACTGCTGGTAATGCTCAAACAGGAATTAATCCTGAGTATCAGTATCCTGGGTACATATATTGTGATGGATCGGAGTATAAGATAGAAGATTATCCAGCATTATATACAATAATTGGTAGTGAATATGGTGGAACACCAAGACCAGGATTAAAATTGGTGAGTGGTGGTAATGGTTATCCAACAACAGGTAATGTTACCATTACATTTACAGCACCAACTGGTAATGAGACTGATAAAGAAACTATTGAGGCAGATCTTACTATAGATGCTACTGGTGTTATTACTGCTGTAAGTACAACTGCGTTAGGAAAGAGATATTCATCTGATCCTACATTTACTCTACAAAATGCAGGTACTGGTAGTGGACTTTCATTGGAGTTTAATTTTAATGGTGAAGGAACATTAGAAGATGTTAAGCAAGATAATGTATTTTCTAAATTAGGAGAAACGAAGAGTTTGGGAACATTTATGGTTCCTGATTTAAAGACTAAAAAGATTGTTGGAACTGGTCCTGTATATGGACCAGGATCTCCTACTATTGGTTTAATAACTGAGGGTGCAGGTGCAGAGAAAGTGGGTGGAAAGTGGTTATTTGATAAGTCATCACAAAATGGATATTTTTCTTTAGGTAGTGTAGTAACAACTAAGTATGAAAAAATAACTGATACTACTGGTGTAACAATTAGTGGAACTCAAACCGTTAAGGTTAGTATGAGAAATAAAAGATTATCTGGTGTTCCTCAACATAATCATTTTGTTTATCATACTGAAGGTGGAACTGCAATACAGTCTCTTGCTGGATATTCTGGTGACAGGTATGCTGTAGAATATATAAATCAAAACTCAAGATTATTTCAGTGGTTTCCTGTTGGAGGTGTTGCATTTGAACATAAACATGCTTTGTTGAAGAAACCATTGCAGAATGCATCTGATGTGGCAACATATGATATAATGGATTGGACTCCAGGTGCTGAAGGTACAGGATCGTTAAAGACTAATACACCTTCACAACCAGCAATTAGTAAAGTAGGAAGTCCTTCTAGTGTTAATACTTCTCAGAATACACTTACTTTAACTTCTCATGGATTTTCTACAGGTGATGCGGTATTGTATACTGTTGGTAATTTAGTAGTTGATATTGCAATATCAGAAATTAATGTTGCTAATGATACGTTTACTGTTGCATCTCATGCTTGGAGTACAACTGATTCAACACAATATGGAAAAGGATCCTTAACTTTTCCAGTAACATCTAGTGCTAGTACTGTTAACACAACTACTGACAGAATAACAATTACTGCTCATGGTATGTCTAATGGTACTGCAATTAAGTATGTTTCAACAGGTGGTGATGCAATTGGTGGAATCATTGTTGGATATACTTATTATGCTAGGGTAGTAGATGCAAATACAGTTACATTACATATTACTCCTGGTAATGCAACATCAGGAACTTCCGTTATTGATTTAACTGATAGTGGAACAGGAGTTCAAACTTTTAGTGTACAAGGTACGGTTGTTCCACCACTTATTGATCAAAATACTTATTATATTATTAGTGTAGATGCAAATACTATTAAACTTGCAACAACTTCTGCTAATGCTACTGCTGGAACTGCTGTTGATATAACTGGAACTGGACAAGGAGTACATACATTAACATCACCAGGAACAGCTATTGCACCATTAACTAGTTCAACTAAGTATTATGTTATTAAGGTAGATGATGATACAATTAAGTTAGCATCTTCACTTGGTAATGCACAGGCAGGTACTTCTATTAATTTTACTAGTACTGGTGTTGGCAATTTTACACTATTTAAAGAAGCAGTTCAAGGTGATGGATATTATATGGCATCTGGTGGTGCTGGAGCAGGAAGTTATGAAGTTGTAACTAGTATTCCAGTTCCTGTGTTTAGGAAGTTTAGTAGTAGTTCTGTTATTGGTGGAAGAACTATCACAAGTGGTGGTGTACCTGTTGTTGAATATCCAGGTGGATTAATACTTAAGAATACACCTCAAACTGGTACAGGTATTACTTTTCCAAATGATTGGACTACTCTATTAGTTACTTGTTGTGGAGGAGGTGCATCTGGATCTCCAGGAAATGCTGCTGGTAATGATGGAAATCAAAGTAAAGTTGAGTTTGGTGGTGGATTACTTACTGTTACTGCTGGTGGTGGACAAGGTGGTGGAAAGAATACAGCAAGAACTGATGGTGGACCAGGTGGAACTGTTAGTATAACAGGATCAAAGTCAGGTGATGTCACTATAATTTCACAGGCAACAGGAACTGCTGGTGGTAGTGGAACAGCAGGAACTTATTACAAGAAAACTTATCCAAGTAGTCCTGGTCAAGCAGGAATTGGTGGAGATAATATTGGTAGTTTGTATACTAATGATGGTACAGATGGTCTTCATACCTTTATTACTGATAATGTTAATGCTGGTAGTAGTGGTAATCAAACTGGATCTGGAAGTATTGCTCTTGCAAGCACTCAATTTGAATATACTCAGATATTGGTTACATTAGCAGGTGCTTCAGGTTCTGATCCTACTACCAAATGTGGTTGTGGTACAGTAGGTGGTAACGGTGATGTAATGGTATTACAAGTTAATAATCCTGTCAATGGATTTAATGCAACTTATGAAACTGGTACAAACTCTGGTGGAAAACCAGGAGGAACTGGTGCTTATGGTGCGAATGGTGGAGTAGGTGGAAATAAATGGGGTAGTGGTACTGACGGTGCTGGTGGTGGTGGAGCATCTGGAATGAAAGTTTCTGCATCAATCATCGCTGGAGCAGCTGGTGGTGGTGGAGGAGGAGGAACAGATGGAGAGTCTTGTTCTTGTGGACTGAATGGTACAACTAATAATACTAGTGGATGGAATAGTGACACTGCTCAAGAAACAACTGCTAATCTATTTCCTGGTGGTGGATCTGGTGGACAGAACGCTGGATGCAACGGCGGAGGAGGTGGCGGTGGCGGTGGCGGTATCGCTACTTCTAACTATGGTTCAGGTACTGGATCGGGTGGTGGTACAGGTGCTGGTGCTGGTCATGGCGGTGGATATGGTGGAGGTCGTGGAATGTCTTCATTTAAAACCAGTGTATTTACCAAGGTTTCACAAGCTAATAACAGTACAGGTCAAGGATATATTTCATGGACTTGGAATGAAGATAGAAGCTACTGGACTAATGGTGGTGGAGGCGGTGGTGCTGGTGGTAGAGTCTACTGGTCAATTGCTGCTGATAAAATAGGATCAAATGTTAGTGCCACACTTGATGTTGGTGCTGGTGGTGCTGGTGTTGGTGGAACTAGTAGTGGAGGTGCTGGATTTGTTCAATATGGATTTGGAGTTATCACTGGATATGAAGGTGGAACAACTAGTACAACTATAGGTGATATAATTGTTAAAGCATCTGGTACTACTGATGATAATGGACCATCAATTGTACAGAATGGTACTGGTGGTGGTAATAGTGGTGGATTTCTGTTACCAACAATTCAAGTTCCTGAAGTGGAAGTTGTTACTGGTACTTCTGGTGGTACTGGTGCTACTGCAACTGTTACTCTTGGAAATGGTGTAGTTTCTACTCTAACAAAAACTTCTAGTGGAAGTGGTTATACTTCAGCACCAGAAATTCGTATTAAGCATGGTGCTGGATCTGGTTCATATGCTACTGCTACAGTTAATAATGCACAAGAAGTAGATAGTATATCATTATCTAATTTAGTTGCGAGATCAACATATACTCATTATTGTAAAATAGGTGGAGCACCAACTGGTACTGGTATAACAGATTATCATAGATGGATTAATATCAAAGAACATAATTGTACTAATGTTAGAAGGTTTAATATTAAAGCCTGTAGGGGTAATGGATTTAATGGTGGTGATCTACCTGAACAGGGTGGTGATGTTCTAAAATTATATTATAATACTGATTTGAGTGATAACTTTACTGCTTTGATGGGAATTATTGTACCACTACCAACTGCTGCTGAGGTAACATCTAAGTATGATGGTGATGGTACTGGTAATGACGCAACTAAATGGTATTGGTATAGTATGGATTTACCAGAAGCAGCACAGACTGCAACAACACGTTTCCAAATAAAACAGGAAAGACCTGCTGGTAGTGGTAGTAATGATAGTGGTAGTAATAGTGACCATTATGGTATATGTGACATCATTTATGAATATAAAGAAGTATCAGTACTAGATTTTATTCCTAGTGATGGTAAGATATCAACTAATGCTGATGAATTAACATATGTTGTTGAAGGTAATGAAGCAAGTATCTATACATCTGGTGCAACTGCATTGGATGCTACATTTACTCTTAATTCACAGAATCCTTTACTTCCAGTTCCAGCGATTGATCCTGATTATCCAGTACCAGTTGTTGAACCATATCATTTATGTAAGTACCTAATTAAAGCATTCTAAATATAACAAGGGAATTAGTATAATACGATGGCAACTCAACTTTTGCAAGTAAATGCAATAACAAAGGTAATACAGTATCAAGGTATAGAGAAAACTATTCCAGATAGTTACTGGACTAGTGACATAGTACCTGTAATTTATCCTAATTGGGATTCTGATAAGGATAAACTTGTGTTATTTGCATGGTATGATAACAACTCATACATGTGTCAGAGACGTAAGTATGTCATGAATTTCAAGACTAATACGTTTGAGTGGAAAGATTATGAGATGGAGCAAGTTGATGATGGATCTGGTCAGACATTATATAATAAGTTTAAGGATACATTCTTTTTAGTTGATTCCCTTGCGACAGTAGAATATCAGAATGAATTTGCTAAGATATATGCATCAACAGCAGCTACAAGTTGGTTAACAGTTAGATTATCTCGTAATTTCTTACTTGATGAGACAGACTGGGTATTTGTAGAGGATTCTGGTGTTAGTGCTGATGACAAAGAATTGTATAAAACATATAGAAAGAAGTTAAGAGATTTACCTGCTGATGCAAATACTACAGACGCAGCTGCGGTTAAGTTTCCTATAAATCCACAGTATTTCAAAGACATATATTTGAAAAAGAATGCAAGTGCAACATATCTTGGTGATGATGGTCAGTTCGTAAAATTATCAGAACATTATGGTACAACATTTAGAGAGAAAATGACTGCTTATCTAATTGTTAGAAGTATGACTGATGGGGTATATAACAAGACATTTATGGATGCTTTAAAAACTGCTGGTGTGGTATATGATCCAAATGAATCTGTAGTTAAATATGGTGAGACTTTGGCAGGATACACTACTGAAGAAGTAAATAAAACAAAAGATTATTTAACTGATCTGATCAATAAGATTAATGAGGAGCAAGCATAATGGTAACTTCAGCAAATGTGTGGGATATGATTGATTCTTATTGTACTACAAACAATAAATGTATCATAAAATTTAATAACTCAAAGATTGCATCTGCATCTGCATCTAAACAAGCAGAAGTTTGGACATGGTATGCTAATTTTGCTGAGGATTCTGTTCTTGATATGATGAAGACTCTTGGTACATGGGATATGGTTATTGAAACTAATGAAGATCAAGCAATAGCAAATGCATTAGCATGGTTCCCTAAGAAAGAAGATTGTCCCAATAAAGATGAAGATTATTACTGGGAGTGTCATGTAATTGATGCTACTGGTGATTTCTGTTGGAAGAACGCTGATTCTGTACCTGCCAAGACCTCTTGACACGTATGCTATAATAATGATACTGAGGTGAAAACCGTTGACACAAGAAAGAGAATGGACTAGGGTTGATAACCCAGATAGTGCTGTATCAACAGGAACTGTTACTTTCAATCCTGATGGTAAGATATTAAACTATCAAAATGATCAGTTTGGTAAGTATAGAATGGCATCTATTCCCATAGAGGCTGTGGATGCATTGGTAAAATATATTGATGATCTTGATTTAGAATGGGAAGAAGGTATGGTTAAACATACTGGTGAGATTGATTATAAATCACGTAAATCTGATGTTGCTTGGATTACAGATCCTGATATACAAAAGTATGTTTGGATGCAATTCTGTAGTGCTAATCAAGATCCTGATTGGCAATTTAATATAGATTCAATAGAACCAATACAGTACACTAGGTATAGAACTAGTTCTAAACCCGAAGATTCAAATCCATTAGTAAGAGAAGGAGATCATTATAATTGGCATAATGATCAGATCATTCATAATGATGGAAAAGAAAGAAGATGTCGTAAATTATCAATGTCATTACAATTAAATGATGGATTTGAAGGATGTAGTTTTGATTTTGGATCAATACATAAAGGAAATGTAAAGGTAGAAACTATAAATTTGAAGAAAGGTGATATTTTAGTATTTCCATCTATGATGGAGCATCGTATTAATCCTATTCTTAGTGGTGAACGTAAAGTACTTGTATCATGGGCATGGGGAACATTATTTAAATGAATGGTCTTGAAATATATCAGAATGTATTAACACCAGATCAATGTAATCAACTCATCAAACTATTTGGTGATGATGATAGGAAGCAGTCTGGTAAGATACTAGCACCAGAAGGATTGAGAGAAGATCCTACTGTTAAGACATCAACAGATGTACAGTTGAGTTTCTTAAATCCTGATGATAAATCATATAATGATATTATACTTGAACCATTACTCAAGAGAGTAGGGTTATTCAGAGAAAAATATGCATTTCTAGGTGTATGTGATAGATGGGACATAAGTGGAGAATATAATATTCAACGATATAATGATGGTGAAGGATTCTTCAAACCACATTGTGAACAGGGTTCTAATAATCCATATAGAATGTTAGCATGGATGATATATCTTACTGATTCAATATCTGGTACTGAGTTCCCTTATCAAAATACTATAGTAGAAGCAAGGAAGGGCAATCTAGCAATATGGTCTGCTGGATGGACACATCCTCATAAGGGTCAGACTCCTAACGTAGGTCTCAAGTATATCATAACTGGATGGGGTCACTTCTTTAATGAGACAGATTAAGAACTGTCACAAGC